TTGGGTCAGGCCGAGCAAGTCGCGTTCCGCGCTGGTGGTTGGCAGAAAGCCCGGATGGAACAACAGATGTTCGATTGGTTCGGCGATGTGCCGGCTTTCATCATCACGCTGGCCGCTGACTACTGCGCCCAGTGCAGCGATACCGACTTCTGTGCCGTGGTTGAGCATGAGCTGTATCACCTAGCTCACGCCAAAGACAAATACGGTCAGCCAGCTTTCACCAAGGAAGGTGCTCCCAAGATCGAGATGCGCGGACACGACGTCGAAGAGTTCGTCGGTGTGGTGCGTCGCTACGGTGCGAGCCCTGACGTTCAAGCGTTGGTGGATGCTGCAAACAAACCTGCCGAGGTAGGGAAATTGAACATATCGAGGGCCTGCGGAACCTGTCTGCTTAAGTCGGCCTGATTCTTGACAGGCTCTGGACGGATGAGAATCTATGGCAGCCCTTCAAAACGACGTGAAGGCCTTTATCGTTCAGGCCCTGGCGTGCTTCGACACGCCCTCACAGGTTGTTGAAGCGGTCCAGAAAGAATATGGGGTATCGGTTACCCGCCAGCAGGTGGAAACGCACGATCCCACGAAGACCTCAGGGAAGGGGCTGGCAAAGCGCTGGGTGACGATGTTCGAAGACACTCGGAAGCGATTCCGCGAAGAGACGGCTGAGATCCCGATCGCCAATCGTGCGTTCCGCCTCCGCGCCATGAATCGGTTTGTAGAACGTGCCGAGACGATGAAGAACATCGGCCTCGCCATGCAGATTCTGGAGCAGGCCGCGAAAGAAACCGGCGACATGTACGTCAACCGCAATCGAAAGGAAGAGCCTGACGACGAGCCAGCAATCCCGACCCGCATTCAGGTCGATGTAGTCGATGCGAGGAAGCCGAATGCCGAGCCTTAATGTTCCGCAGGCTCACTTCCTCACACTGCCCCATAAATTCCGCGCATTCGTTGCAGGGTTCGGCTCAGGCAAGACCTGGGTTGGATGTTCGGCGCTGTGCAAGCACTTCATGGAGTGGCCTGGCGTCAACGCTGGGTACTTCGCACCGACTTACCCGCAGATCCGGGACATCTTCTATCCGACAGTGGAAGAGGTGGCCTTTGACTGGGGGTTGAAGACCAAGATCAACCAGGCGAACCATGAGGTTCACATTTACAGCGGCCGGCAGTATCGCGGCACTGTCATTTGCCGGTCTATGGAGAAGCCGCAGACGATTGTCGGTTTCAAGATTGGCCACGCCCTGGTGGACGAACTGGACGTGCTGACGTCGATCAAGGCGCAGCAGGCTTGGCGCAAGATCATTGCTCGGATGCGTTACAACCTGCCGGGGCTGAAGAACGGCGTCGACGTAACCACGACGCCGGAAGGCTTCAAGTTCGTCTTCCTGCAATTCGTGAAGCAGCTCCGCGACAAGCCGAAGCTGAATGAGATGTACGGCCTGGTGCAGGCCAGCACGTTCGACAACGAACTGAACCTGCCAAGCGACTACATCGAATCGTTGATGGAGTCGTATCCGCCGCAGCTGATCCTCGCTTATCTGAACGGCCAGTTCGTCAACCTGACATCCGGCTCGATCTACCACACGTACGACCGCAAGCTGAATCAGTGCTTCGACACTGTGCAGCCGGGTGAGCCTCTGTTCATCGGCATGGACTTCAACGTCGGCAAGATGGCGGCGGTAACGCACGTCAAGCGCGATCAGGGTCTGCCCCGGGCAGTGGATGAGTTGATGGATGGCTACGACACGCCGGACATGATCCGCCGCATCAAGGAACGCTACTGGGAGCATAACGGCAACGACTACAAGAAGACCTGCGAGATCCGGATCTACCCGGATGCCTCGGGTGATTCGCGCAAGTCTGTCAATGCCAGCGTCACCGATATCGCCATGCTCAAGCAGGCGGGCTTCACGGTCATCGCGCCGGCGGCCAACCCGCCAGTGAAGGATCGGATCAACGCCATGAACGCTATGTTCTGCAACGCGCAGGGCGAGCGGCGTTACCTAGTGAACCCGTTCACATGCCCGACTTATGCCGACGGCCTTGAGCAACAGATCTGGGCGCCCAACGGCGAGCCGGACAAGAGCCAAGGCAACGACCACGCCAACGACGGTGGCGGTTACTTTATCCATCGCGAGTACCCGATCATTAAACCGGTCACCTCAATGAAAATGGGAGTCGCCCGATGACGGACGTCACTTTTACCCGTCCCGAGTACAAGGCGGCGCAGTACCGCTGGCGCTTGGTGCGCGACGTCTGCAAGGGTTCGGAAACCATTAAGGCTGCCGGTGATCAGTACCTACCTCGACCGAATGCTTCGGACACCAGCAAGGACAACAAGGATCGCTACGACGCGTACAAGAAGCGCGCCGTGTTCTACAACGCAACGGGCCGGACAAAACACAGTCTGGTGGGGGCGGTGTTCCGCACCTGGCCAACGCTGACCGTTCCCGGCGCCCTCGACTACGTGTCGAAGGACATCGACGGGCAAGGCGTGAGCATCTACCAGCAGTCGCAATCGATCATCGGGCATCTGCTCGAAGTCGGCCGTCACGGGTTGCTGGTGGATTACGCGGCTGTCGTGGCCGGATCGGTGAGCAAGGCAGACGAACAAGCAGGTCGGGCCCGGGCGAACATCGCCAGCTACCCGGCCGAGGCGATCATCAACTGGAAAACTCGCCAAGTCGGCGGCCAGCATCTGCTGAGCTTGGTCGTGTTGCGCGAGACGGTCGATGTCGACACCGATGACGGGTTTGGCAGCGAACAGGTTGTTCAGTTTCGAGTGCTGCGCTTGGATGCCGCCGGTGTCTATACGCAGGAAGTGTGGGAAGAGGGTTCCAGCCAGACGACAATGATCATCGCGCCCTTCACTCCGCTAAATGGCCTCGGTCAGCCTTGGCGAGTGATCCCGTTCCAGTTTCTCGGCAGCGAGAACAACGACACCAGCATCGACGACTCACCGCTGTACGACATGGCCGAAATCAACATCGGTCATTACCGCAACAGCGCGGATTACGAGGAGGCTGCCTACCTGGTGGGCCAGCCTCAGCCGTGGATGGCGGGACTCGATGAGCAGTGGCGCGACCACATGGAAAAGAACGGTATCTTCCTTGGCTCCCGCGCGCCTTGGCTGCTTCCGGTCAGTGGCACGTGCGGCGTCTGGCAGGCACAGCCGAACACGGTGGCCAAAGAGGCCATGGACGGCAAGAAAGAGGACATGGTGTCGCTCGGTGCCAGACTAATCGAGCGAGGCAGCGCGGTGAAGACCGCCACCCAGGCCGACAACGACAGCGCCGCGGAACACAGCGTTCTGTCGCTGGTGGTGAGCAACGTCAGCGAGGCCTACAGCCAGTGCCTGGTCTGGATGGCTGAATTCGTGAACGCGCCTGGCGAAGTCGTCTACAAACTCAATCAGGACTTCAGCCAGATCAGCCTCGACGCAACGATCCTCACCGGTCTGTTCAATGCAGTGCAGGGCGGCAAGCTTCCCGAATCGGACTTCTGGCAGTACCTGCGTGACCGCGGGGTGATCGACCCTGAGAAGACTGATGACGACATCCGGGGCGAGCTGGAAACCAGCGGCGCAGGCCTGAATCTCGACGATACTGGAGTCAACAATGGCGGCCAACCAAGCAATCCTTGATGCCACCATTCGGCACGCGGTCTTCCTCGAGCAACTGAAATCGGGGGAGGTCGCCAAGTTCGGACCTTTCCTCAAGGAGATTGACCGCTCGATTCGTGAGCGGCTGACTCGGACCGATCTGACGGATTACACCGTTGCTCGGCTGGAGCGGCTGCTGAGCGAAGTCGATAGCCTGCTGCTGGGCATCTTCAACCGCTACAGCGACAAGCTGAACCTCGACCTGATCGACATTGCGAACTACGAGGCCGAGTTCGAAGCGACCAGCCTGACACGGGCGGCGCCGGTTGGCGTCTCGTTTGATGCCGCGGTGCCCGGTGCTGCTGCAATCAGGACGGCAATCCTCGGCAACCCGCTCAGCGTGCGCGGCGCGGATGGCGGCAAGCTGCTCAAGTCGTTCATTGATAGCTTCACCACCACCGAGCGACAACGCCTCACAGGCGCGATCCGGCAGGGCTTCTTCGAAGGCCAGACGAACTTCCAGATCATCAAGAACATTCGTGGGACCAAGGCGCTTCAGTACAACGACGGGATCCTGGCCACGACCAACCGGAATGCCGGCGCTGTGGTGCGAACGGCGGTGCAGCACGTCGCTACCCAGGCACGCATGGAGACGCTGAAAGAGAACGCCGACGTCGTGCAGGCGGTGGAGTGGGTCAGCACGCTGGATACGAAGACGACCAGCCAATGCCGCTCCCTCGACAAGCAGCGCTTCAAGCTGACTGAAGGGCCGCGGCCTCCTTTGCACATTCAGTGCAGATCCACAATTGTTGCCATCACTCGCTTTAGCGCCTTGTTTTCCGAGGGCGCGACCCGCGCATCCATTGGCGATAGCGGGCCGCAGCAGGTCAGGGCAGACCAGTCGTATTACGAATGGCTCAAGCAGCAGCCGGCAGCGTTCCAGGACAAGGCCATCGGCCCGGTCCGCGCCAAGCTCTTCCGCGAAGGCGGCCTGAGCATCGAACGGTTCTCCGAGCTGCAGCTTGATCGCAACTTTTCACCTCTGACCCTTGTGCAGATGAAGGCTCTTGAGCCTTTGGCGTTCGAGCGGGCGGGCATCAAATAGCAGGCAGGGCCTGCACCAACGTCTCTGGGAGACAAGAAAATGGGTTTGAAATATCAGCTGGACACTCTGGAAGGGGTGGATGACACCGTGCGCGCTCTTTACACCGAGAAGGACGGCAAGTTCGTGCTCGGCATTGAAGGTCTGCCGCAACCTGAAGACGTTTCGGGCCTGAAATCCAAGGTTCAGGAACTGCTGGACGAGAAGAAGGCCGCCGACAAGGCTCGCAAGGACGCCGAAGACCAGGCCCGCCTAGAGCGCGAAGAGAATGCCCGGAAGTCCGGCAACGTCGAAGAACTCGAGCGCTCCTGGTCCGAGAAGTACAACCGCCGCGAAGCTGAGCTGAACGGCACGCTGGAGCAGGAGCGGACAACGCTGAGCACTCAGATCCGGGATCTGACTGTCGGCCGTACCGCTACTGATATCGCGTCTGCCTTGGCAATCCCGGGCAGCGCCAAAGCCCTGTTGCCGCACATCGAACGCCGTCTGAGCGTCGAGCAGCGCGACGGGAAGCCTGTTGTGGTCGTTCTCGATCAGCAGGGCAAGCTCTCGGCGGCAACGCTGGATGAGCTGAAAGCAGAATTCGCAAACGACACGGCGTTCGCGCCGTTGATCGCGGGTAGTAAGGCATCTGGCGGCGGGGCCGGCGGTGCTGGAGGTGGCGGCGGGGCCGCGAAAGGAAACATCGGCGGTACCAAAGCGGAGCGCACGGCGGCAATTGCGTCCCGGTTCTCTGATCT